AAACAATGGCGATTCTGGACAATTATTCACATCTTACGTTTGGGCAGAAGTTCCTGGCTTTAGTAAATTTGGAATGTGGAAAAATGTGAGTTATAATGGTGGAGGAACATTCGTAGAATGTGGATTTAGACCTGCCTTCATTATAATGAAAAATACAGATAACAGCGAAAACTGGTATATCTTAGATAATAAAAGAACACCAACGAATTTAGGAATAAATGGACTCCTTGGACTAAGATCAAATGATGCTAGTGCGGAAAATAATGTAAACTCCAGCGCTGGAATAGATTTCCTATCTAATGGATTTCGAATAAACTCAACAAATGTATCATCTGGTGAACTTTCATTTGGCGGCAGGAACTATATATTCTCTGCCTTTGCAGCAGACCCATTCAAGTATGTTCATGGACAACATTAATTAACAAAACCCCTTTTGGGGGTTTTTAGTTAGGCTATATTATGTCAGAGAATCATTATCTAGGTAATCCTCTTTTAAAGAAGAGCAATGTCCCTGTAAATTGGGAAAAGGATCAAATCCTAGAATATCAAAGGTGTATGGAAGACCCCATATACTTTATCAAAAACTATATCAAGATTGTATCTTTGGATCTCGGTCTTGTTCCTTTTGAACTGTATGATTTTCAAGAGAAGATTGTAGATACAATCCACAACGACAGATTTACTATATGTAAGATGCCGAGACAGTCTGGTAAATCCACGACTATGGTATCTTATATTCTACACTACATATTATTCAACCCCAACATGAATGTTGCCATTCTAGCGAACAAGGCTGCGACTGCAAGAGACATTCTTGGCAGACTGCAACTCGCATATGAGAATCTTCCTAAATGGTTACAACAGGGTGTGGTATCGTGGAATAAAGGTTCAGTAGACTTAGAGAATGGTAGTAGGGTGGTTGCATCATCTACATCCTCAAGTGCTGTTCGTGGTGGTTCATACAACATGATTTTCTTGGACGAATTTGCATTCGTTCCAACTAACGTAGCAGAGGACTTCTTTAGTTCTGTGTATCCTACGATTTCGTCTGGTAAGACTACTAAAGTTATTATTGTTTCTACACCTAATGGTATGAATCTATTCTACAAGTTGTGGGTAGACGCAGAACATAAGCGTAACTCATATAACATCGTAGATGTACACTGGAGTCAAGTGCCAGGCAGAGATGAGAAGTGGAAGATAGAAACCATTGCAAACACATCTGAGGAACAGTTCAAACGAGAGTTTGAGTGTGAGTTCTTAGGTTCTGCAAACACACTTATCCATCCTACTAAAATTAAATCGATGGCATTCAAAAATCCAATCACATCTAATGCTGGTTTGGATATGTATGAGAAACCCCAACATGGTTCAACCTATGTTCTTGTTGCTGACGTAGCAAGAGGTACAAAGAACGATTACTCTGCATTCATTGTATTTGATGTATCGACAGTCCCATATCAGATTGTTGCAAAATATCGTGATAATGAAATCAAACCAATGTTATTCCCTAACGTAATACATGATGTGGCGAAAGCATACAACATGGCATACGTTATGGTAGAGGTAAATGATATTGGTGAACAGGTTGCGACTGCACTACAATTTGACTTAGAGTATGAGAACCTTATCATGGCAAGTATGCGTGGTCGGGCAGGTCAGGTGGTTGGAGGTGGGTTTAGCGGTGGCAAAGCACAACTTGGGGTACGAACAACTAAGGCTGTTAAAAGACTAGGTTGCTCAAATATTAAACAAGTTATTGAAACAGATAAGTTAATTATTAATGATTATGACTTAATTACAGAATTCTCTACCTTTATCCTCAAAGGACAATCATACGAAGCAGAAGAAGGACACTGTGATGACCTTGCAATGTGTTGTGTATTGTTTGGGTGGTTGGTAGAACAGACATACTTTAAAGAACTAACTGATGATGATATTCGTGCAAGGATGTTTGATGAACAACAGAATCAATTAGAACAGGACATGGCACCATTTGGATTCTTGGATGACGGTGTACAATCCCCTTATTCAGAGACTACTATAGATGAATACGGTACTAGATGGAGTCCTGTTGTGAGAACACATGATAGCAATTGGTAATTAAAATATATTTCATAAATCTCTTGCTAATCTCTTGACATCATGTATAATAGCTATGTAGGGTATGAGAATGAATAGATTTATATAAGTTATTCAGTCAAAAACATTAAACCCCTACATAATATCAATTAGATCATTTTCTAATTTCAAGAAACAATTAGCACAGACAACTTTAGACTGATTGATTAAATCTACGACTTCTTGTCTAGACTCTTCATTTAAGCCTTTACGTCTTGTGCGTTTACGAATTTCTACCTCGTGGGGGTGGAACTGGAGACATGCATTTTCGGACTCTCCACAGTAAGAGCAGTACTTATCCTGTAGGTGTTCATTCACCCATATGATACGTTTTCTATAATTACGTTGAGATACATGTTTAATTGTATCTTTATATTTTTGATAGAACTCTGACATAGTTTTATTTATATGCTTAAGAACCTATAAAAACCCAAAAGTGTAGAGATTGCTTTTTATAAATATATTTGTAAGATTGAGAAAACTTAAATTATTGAATCCATAAAGGAGAAAACAAAATGGCATTTCAAGTATCCCCAGGCGTCCTCGTCAAAGAGATAGACTTGACCAATGTCGTTCCTGCTGTTGCAACTTCAATTGGTGCGATTGCTGCAGGCTTTTCAAAAGGCCCTGTAGAACAAATCATACCAATCGGTTCTGAGCAAGAATTGGTCGAGACTTTTGGTAAACCCAACTCAAATAACTTTGAGAACTGGTTTACTGCCGCAAACTTTCTTCAGTACACAAACGGACTTCGTGTTGTCAGAGCAGATACTGCAGCTGTCAATGCAACAGGTAACGGTGCTGGACTGAAGATTAAAAATGATAATGATTACGATAGCAACTACGCTGATGGTTCTGGTTCAGTAGGCGATTTCGCTTCAAAATATCCAGGCACTTGGGGTAACGCTCTTGGTGTATCCGTATGTTCTAACGCACTTTCATATGAACAAACATTCACTGGTTCTGCTGGTACACTTGGTGTATCAACTGGAACTCCTGCTGCTGGCGCAACAACTGTTGGAATTGACAATGGTGGTGGTTCTGCTGGTGACGGTGGTGGTGCATTCAACGTAGGTGACATTGTTCACTTCGCTGAAACAGACGGTTCACAGTATGAAGTTACTGCAATTGCAACTGACAACTTAACTATCAAACAACTAGACAATCCAAACGGTGGCGGATTAAAATCTGCACTAACTGCTGCGACTACTGTTCGTAGACGTTGGAAGTTTTATGACCTATTCGATGCTGCCCCAGGCACATCAACATGGGCCGCAGCGATTGGTTCTGCCGCAGATGAAATGCACGTTGTTGTGCATGATGTGACAGGTGCAATTAGTGGTTTTGATTCAGATGTCGGTGGACAAAGAACTCTTGCAGTTCTTGAAACCTATGCATTTGTATCACAAGCATCTGGTGCTAAAACTACACAAGGTGGAACAAACTTTTATGCAAATAAAATCAACACAGCTTCTAGATATGTTTGGTGGATGGATCACAACGGTTCATTGACTCAGGCTGGAACTGACCTTGCAAGTGGTGCTACATACGCATCTACACAAACTCACGCTGGTGTCTTAAATACACTCTTAACAGGTGGTACAGACGACAACCCAACAATCGGTGAACTAGACCTTTCATATGACTTGTTCTCTGATGTTGACACTGTTGATATCAACTTGGTATTAGCTGGTTCATGTCCTGCTTCAACTGACGGTGTTACACACGCAACCATGATTATGGACTTGTGTGAAGCTCGTAAAGATTGTGTAGGTTTCATCTCTCCTCGTAGAGCAGATGTTGTTGGAGTATCTACTGGTGCTGCACAGGTAACTAACGTAAAAGGTTTCTTCGATAACCTTGCAAGTTCGTCCTACTCAGTATTCGATAGTGGTTACAAATACATGTATGACAAGTATTCAGATGTATATCGTTTCGTTCCTTTGAACGGTGATATCGCTGGACTTTCTGCGAACACTGACAATGTTGCTGACCCTTGGTTCTCACCAGCTGGTTACAACAGAGGACAGATTCGTGGTGCAGTTAAACTTGCATTTAACCCAACTAAAGCACAAAGAGACATTCTTTATCCTGCTCGTGTAAACCCTGTTTGCACATTCCCAGGCCAAGGTACTGTACTCTTCGGTGACAAGACTGCTCTATCTAGACCATCTGCATTCGATAGGATTAACGTCCGTAGATTGTTTATTGTTCTTGAGAAAGCAATCGCTACTGCTGCTAAGTTCCAACTATTTGAGTTTAACGATGCGTTTACTCAAGCACAGTTTAAGAACTTGGTTGAACCTTTCCTTCGTGATGTACAAGGTAGAAGAGGTATTACTGATTTCTCAGTGATTGCCGATGAAACCAACAACACTGGTGAGGTAATCGACAGGAATGAGTTTGTCGCAGACATCTATATCAAACCTGCTCGTTCTATCAACTTTATAACACTAAACTTCGTTGCAGTGAGAACTGGCGTTGCGTTTAGTGAGGTAGGAGGTTAATCATGGCTAGCATAGACGATTTCAAATCAAACTTAATTGGCGGTGGCGCAAGAGCGAACCAATATCGTGTAATTTTGACTACTCCCCCAGCAATTACTACTGGGTTGGATATCAATCGCACATCATTTCTCGTGAAAGCAACATCATTGCCAGGGCAAACTATTTCTGAAATTGAAGTTCAATTCAGAGGTAGACAACTCTATATGGCAGGCGACAGAACAGTTGAAGCATGGACTACAACTTTCATTAACGATACGGACTTTATGGTTCGTAACGCAATGGAGCGTTGGATGAGTGGTGTTAATGACCTTGAAACAGGTGTTGGACTTAATGCTGTGTCAGATTATACTGCACAGTTAAGAGTTGAACAGTTGGATAGAGATGATAACATTCTTAAATCCTATGTTCTTAAAAACTGTTGGCCAACTGCAATCACACCGATTGAACTGTCATATGACACTGTTAGTGACATCGAAACATTTGATGTTACATGGAGATACACAAGTTTCTCCGCAAGCGCAGTATAAAACCTATTTTTTATCTTACTAAATAGTAGGGTAAAACATTAGGAGAATTTGATTATGGCTGAACTTTTCGGTTTCAGAATTACAAGAGCGAATCAAGATGGGGGAAGTGACAGCTTCACTTCTCCTGTCTCTGATGACGGCACACTTGATATTGTATCAGGCGGTGGGCATTACGCCTCTGTCCTTGATATGGATGGAAGAGACCGTAACGAAGCAGATTTAATTCGGAGATATCGTGACATAGCACAACAACCAGAGTGTGATAGTGCAATTGAAGATATTACGAATGAAGCGATTGTAAGTGATGAACGTGACCAATCTGTATCAATATTACTTGACAGACTAGAAGTTTCCCCTAAAATTAAAACCAAAATTCGTGAAGAGTTTCATACAATTCTTCACCTATTAGATTTTAATGCTAAGGGACACGATATCTTTAGACGTTGGTATGTTGATGGCAGACTCTATTACCACAAAATTATTGACCCCAAACAACCTCGCAAGGGGATTAAAGAGGTTCGATATATTGACCCTCGCAAAATTAAAAAGGCGAGAGAAACACAAAAAGAAATGAATGCCAATACTGGCATGGAGATGGTTAAGAAGATTGAAGATTTCTACCTTTACAATGATAAAGGTTGGGAACAAAACGTAGGTACATCTGAAGGTGTTAAAATTACATCTGATTCAATTACCTATGCACCTTCTGGACTTATCGACATGGGTAAGGGTACAGTACTCTCCTACTTAAACAAAGCAATTAAACCTGTTAATCAGTTGCGTATGATTGAGGACTCTTTAGTTATCTATCGTATTTCTCGTGCGCCTGAAAGACGAATTTTTTATATTGA